AGAAAAACAACATCATCAGCAAGATTTTCAATAAGACCGACCTTGCGTCCGTCAATGCGCTCCTCGCCAACACGGGTGATACATGGGATGATTTGCAGAATTCCATCACCAATTCCGCAGGGGCGGCGCAGCAGATGGCGGACACACAGCTTGACAACCTGCAGGGACAGCTGACGCTTTTGAAATCTGCCCTGGAGGGACTTGCCATCTCCATCGGTCAGATACTGATGCCGTATATCAAGTCCATCGTTTCTCACATTCAGAGTTTCGTGGACTGGCTGAACAACCTTGACGAGAGGACGCAGAAGATCATTGTTACGGTGGCACTTGTCGTGGCGGCTATCGGTCCCGTGCTGATTATCGTGGGAAAAGTCATCTCATCGGTCGGCACAATCATGACGATCATTCCGAAGGTAACATCAGCCATGTCTACAGTCAAAACAGCAATGATGGGGCTGAACGCAACGATGGCGGCAAATCCCATAGGGCTGGTCATTGTTGCTATCACTGCTCTCGTGGCCGCCTTTATTTATCTTTGGAACACAAATGAAGATTTCCGCAATGCCATCACCGAGATATGGAACGGACTGGTTGAGAAATTCAAAGCGTTCACGCAGGGCATCGTAGATAAGCTGAATGAGCTGGGATTCAGTTTTTCGGATATCGGAGAGGTTATCAAAGCAGTATGGGACGGCCTTTGTTCCATTCTCGCTCCGATGTTTGAGGGTGCTTTCCAGCAGATTGCTAACGTGTTGTCCTATGCCATGGATCTGATACTCAATATCGTTGATATTTTTGTCGGCATCTTCACAGGTGATTGGGACCAGGCATTAAGCGGTATTAAGGGGATTTTCACTTCCACCTGGGATTTTATCTGCAATACCTTTACCAATATTACGAATACGCTGAAAGGCATCCTGGACGCATTCCTCGGTCTGTTCGGGACTTCATGGGATGAGGTCTGGACTTCGATAAAGGATTTCTTTGTAGGAGTCTGGAACGGTATTAGCAGCTTCTTCTCCGGCATTATCACGGGAATACAAAATACAGCGACCGCAGTATGGACAGCCATCAAGGATTTCTTCGTTTCAATATGGCAGACGATCAGTGATGTATTTACCACTGTTGTCAACGCGATCAGCAGCTTTGTTTCCGCAGCATGGGAGGGCATAAAAAATACAGTAACTACTGTGATGACTGCCATCCAGACAGCAATCTCTATGGTTTGGAACGCTATCCAGATGGCAATTACAACCGTGGTGAATGCGATAAAGACCGTAATTTCTGCGGCTTGGAATGCCATAAAAACCACAACCTCCACTGTTTTCAATGCCGTAAAGAGCGTGGTTACTTCCGTTTGGAACGGCATAAAGACGGAGGTCATGAATGTGGTCAACACGATGAAGTCAGGCATCAGCAATGGCTTTAATGCGATCAAGAGTACCATTTCAAATATCGTGAACAGCATCAAGAATACCATCTCGAATGTATTCAATACCATCTGGAGTACGGTTTCCGGCATCGTGAACAAGCTGAAATCTGTGTTCAACTTCAGCTGGAGTTTGCCGAAGATCAAGCTGCCGCATTTCTCCATAACAGGCAGCTTCTCACTGAACCCGCCATCCATCCCGCACTTTTCTGTGGACTGGTACAAGAAGGCAATGTCGGGCGGTATGATCCTGAAGGATGCCACAATCTTTGGACAGAGCGGCGGCACACTTCTCGGAGGCGGAGAAGCCGGGGACGAGGCTGTGGTAGGCGTGTCCTCCTTGCGTTCCATGATACAGGATGCGGTGCAGGGCGCGGCTCTTTCGCTTTCGGGCGACCAGCCGCTTATCAATATCGAAGAAATGAGCGTGAGGAGCGATGACGATATCCGCAAGATATCACAGCAGCTGAACACGCTCCTAAATGCCGGCAGACGGGCGAAAGGATATATCTGATATGGGATTTTCATTTAACGGTACGACTTCCCGGTCAATGGGGATCGCCACAAGAATTACAACTGAAAATCGAATGCCGGATCTGCGGAACAATACTATCACCATGCCGGGACACGAGGGCGTTTTTGACTTTGGAGAGACCATCGGCGAGAGGAAGATTTCGATTTCCTGCTTTATTCCTCCCGGCATGAGTGATGAGGACTTCCTGGCACTCAAGGATGACATTGTGGCATGGCTGAATCCGGACAGAGGTTTGTGTCCGCTCATACTCGACAAGGAACCGGGACGGGTTTATTCCGCAAGGCTGAACGAGGGCTTCTCCTTTGACAAGGCGGTGCGGAATTCCTGCACCTTCGACCTTACGTTCCTGTGTCCCAATCCGTATGCCTATGCCGCTGCGGATGAGACCTACGATATTGTGGATGCCGGAACGCACACGGTTTCAAGGTCACTCGGAAACGCATCCTCCCTGCCAGTGTATTCGCTGACGGGAGTGATCCCATCCGGCGCGGACACATACATCACGATAACCACAAACGGCAGCGAGTTGAAAATCATCGGCAGACTGAACAGCGGTGAAACGCTGGTCGTTGATTCGGCGCTTATGACGGCAAAGGTGGTGGATACGAACGGAGATACGCTCCGAAATGGTCTGCCGCTGCTGTCAGAGCTTAATTTTCCCACGCTGAATGTAGGTGAAAACACCGTCACGGTGGCTGTATCGGGCAACACGGTGACATTTACAGAACTGAACATATCGGCGAGAAGCCGCTGGAGGTGATTTTGCTATGGCACTTAAAAATACGATGAATACGCAGGACGCCTTTACCGGGCAGGTGCCTGCCTCCTGGGGCAAGGACGGTCTGTGGCGGTTCAATGAGTCCGAGCCGGATGCCAACACCTGCACAGCAGATTCCTCCGGGAACGGCAGGGATGCCTATATCAATAAATGGAGCGGGACGACAGCCGATTTCAAGACAGGGCACCTTGGTAACTACTTTCAGATGAACATCAACAATCCGTCCTCGGAGCAGAACTATCTGCGTGTCAGCAACGACGGCACGATGTTTTCAAATATCGGGGAGCGTATCGTTGTCGGCGGCTGGATGCGTCCGACCACCTATTCCGTGGGCAATACCTACACACCTTTGCTTTCCACAAGAGCAGGCTCGGGCAATCCGATATTCTATCTGTCGCTCATTCGTGGAAAGCCGAGACTGATGCTATACAACTCCGCCGGCTCTCTGATACTTGATACATCGGTCACACCATCATTCAACCTGGAAAATGCCAAGTGGTACTTCATCGCGGCGGTGATAGAACCTGACAACCAAAAAGCATGGTATGTGGTAGGTGACAGAAGTTCCGGAACGGTGTGGACTTCCGCAGCGCTGACGATCAGCGGGACGCTGAACCGTTCCTGCACAGCAGACCTTGTCTGGGGTATGCTTAATACCTCCTACTGGTACGCAGGTGGCTTTGACGACTGGTTCCTGGACTGCGATTCGGATCTGACCACGGATGATATCGCAGAGTGGTTCTTAAAATCCCTGTCGGCAAACGGCGCTGATTCGGAATCTGATGTGGACGGCTTGACCACAGAAAATGCTGTCACGCTGAAAGCGGACGGTTCCGTCTACCCGGAGAGCGGCGTGCTGACCACGGCAGCTACGGAATGCGGGATATCCGGTACAGGCAGGGTTTCCGTCAGTGCGGAAACTTCTCCGGGTGTGACTTCTGTTTCTCTGGTAGAAACATCGACATCGGACGACATGTCCACCTGGACGGACTGGATATCTCTCGGCACGGGCGGCGCATTGCAGTCGCCGGCAAAGAAGTATATCAAATACAGGGTAACGCTTGCCACTACGAACTCGGCAAGGACGCCTGTACTTACGGCTATCAGCCTTTACGATAATCCGAAACCGCTGTATTCGCAGCTTGGCTATGCCCGTCCCGTCATTCTGGGCGATAACGATACTGCCGAGGCTGTGCTTGAAAACGCCTATGACATTATTGTCACCAGCGAGATAAACGGCATCGACACGCTGGAATTCAAACTGCCGTTCAAGGACAGCAAGCGTGAGTATGTCGAAAACGAAAAGTCCGTGCGGATCGTGT